CCAGTTATATCTCGGCGCGATGCTATGAGTGTTCCAGCTCTCAAGCGATGCCGTGATCTACTCTGCACAGTCGGAACTATTCCGCTTGAGTATAAGAAAAAGTCTACAGGCGAAGAAGTTGCTGCTCCTCGATGGGTGCATCAACTCTCAAAGTCACAGCCTCAATTTGTGACCCTTTCATGGCTAGTAGACAGCCTTCTCTTTTATGGTCAGGCATTCCTAGAGATTACCGAAATTTATTCCGAAGACGGGCGAGGCGCGTCCTTTGAGTGGGTCTCTAACACTCGCGTCACTTTCGATTTAGATATACATAACACTTTCGTCACTCAGTACTACGTCGATGGATCACCTCGACCAATGTCCGGACTTGGTTCACTTGTTACATTTCAGGCGTTTAATGAAGGCATTCTAAATACAGGATCTCGTACAATTCAGAGCGCAATAGATGTACAGAAAGCCGCCGCAATAGCCGCTGGGACTCCAATGGCTACGGGTTACATCCGTAACTCTGGCGCTGATCTACCACCTGCCGAAGTACAGGGATTACTAGCCGCATGGAAAGCAGCGCGTCAAAATAGATCGACCGCTTATTTAACTTCTACCCTGCAATATGAGGCTGTCGGATTTAGCCCTAAAGACATGATGTATAACGAAGCTATTCAGAATCTTGCAACCGAGATTAGCCGTCTATGCGGAGTGCCAAGTTATTATCTCTCAGCGGATCAGAATACATCGATGACTTACTCGAACATTCTCGATGAGCGTAAGCAACTCGTAGCCTTAGCGTTCCAGCCGTACATTTCTGCAATCGAAACACGCCTAAGCATGGACGATATCTCTACGGCTGGGCACTATGTAAAGTTCGATCTCGATGCTTCCTTCCTGCGTGTAGAGCCTATGGAAAGACTTCTCGTACTCGAGAAGATGTTATCCCTAGGACTTATTAGCACAGAGCAAGCGATGGAGATGGAAGATTTAACACCTAACGGAAGTGATGACTAATGCAGACCTTATACATTGAAGCATCCAGTATCGAATGCAGCGAAGATCGCCGCGAGATTTCTGGCAAGATCGTTCCACTTGGTACAGGCGAGATCGGTCAGACTAATCTTGGCGCTTATACCTTCGAGTCTGGCTCTATCGAGATCGAAGACGTTAGCAAGATTAAACTATTTAGCCAGCATGACATGAAGAAGCCAATCGGCCGCATGACAGCCAGCGAAACAAAAGAAGACGGCATCTATGCGACCTTCAAGTTATCGCGCTCGAGTGCCGGTACTGACGCTCTCGTCATGGCCAGCGAAGGCCTCGTATCTGGCTTATCAATCGGTGCAGAGATCATCTCATCAAAGCCATCACGCGACGGGCACACAGTCGTAACAGCGGCTAAATTAAAAGAAGTTTCTCTAGTAACTGAGCCAGCCTTTAAGTCTGCTCAAGTATTAGAGATCGCAGCGGAAGAAGCGCCAGCCGAAGCCGTAGAAGAAACCCTACCTACAGAAAGCGAGACAGTCGTGGAAGACACAACAGTCGAAGCAACACCAGTAGAGGCTGCGGCTGTAGAAGCTGCTCGCCCTACTGTACAAGCGATGGTGTATTCAACACCTCGAATCGAAGTTACAAAGCGTAACTACCTTGAAAACACATTGAAGGCTAATCTCTTCGGTGATGATGATTCACGTCAATGGCTCCGCGCTGCTGACAACGATCAGACAACAGGTGCAGGATTTATCCCAACACCACAAAGCACACAGCTACTTAACTTCCTTTCTAACGCAGATCGTCCGTTTATCGATTCGATCAGCCGTGGCACAATGCCGGAATTTGGAAAAACTTTTGAGTTGCCTAAGATTACTGAGGTTCCTCTTGTTGATCAAATCGACGAGAATGGCGCAGTAACAGAGTCACAACTTGAAGCCTCATACATCACAGTCACAAAGAAGTCATTCAAGGGTCGCGCAATCACTACCCTCGAACTTCTAACAAATTCGACACCTGCATTCCTTGACGAGCTTCTTGTCCAGATGGAATACGCTTATGCTAAGGATACTGAAGAATTTGTAACTACCGCTGTCCAAGGCGCAGGAACACTCAACGCAACAGCACAGGCTAACTCAGCGACTGGACTTCTATCCTACGTATCAAGCGCAGCAGCAGCAGTATATTCAGCATCACTTGGTTTTGCTCGCAACATGATCGTTACACCAGAACAATGGGCTAACATCATGAGCTACAACGATGCCGGACGTCCAATCTACATCGCTGCAAATCCACAGAATGCAGGTGGTGCACTTACACCTACATCACTTCGCGGTAACGTTGCAGGTCTTGACCTTCGCGTATCTCGCTACATGAAGGGCTCTGGAGGAGTCGGTACAGCAGATTACTCAATGGCTGTCGTAAATCCAGATGCTTACACATGGTACGAGGGCGCACGTCAGCAACTTCGCACAAATATCAACTCTGACGGAACAGTAGATATCTTGCTATTCGGTCAGGGAGCACTTGCCACTAAGTTAGCGGCTGGCGCAAACTGGTTTAACCTAACCTGATAACACCCTAAGTCGCTGGCTGGGTAGTGCCCTTCTACCCAGCCAGTCTTTAGAAAGGATAAGAGCATGGCATTGACAACAGTTGCAGAGCTTCGCACCGCCCTTGGCGTTGGCACTCTCTATACTGATGCAGTCTTGCAGCAAGTCTGCGACGCCGCAGATAACGTACTCTTGCCCTTTCTATGGAAAAATCAGCAATACATCGTTGCCCACGGCAACACGGGAACAGTAGGAACACTTTATTTTGATCAGGATATCCGCGATTATTTTTACGTTGGACAATCTGTAACAATCTCAGGTGCAGGTAGTCGCTACAATGGCACTAAGACAATTACAAAAGTCGATACTCGTTCATTTAACGTAACTACAGCTCACACTAGCGACAATCCACGTCACACAGTTGAGCCTTATGGCATCGCCGCTGTCGAGACTTATACCGACTATTCAACAGTCCCAGCAATCCAAGAAGCGTCACTCATGATCTCTATCGACATTTGGCAGTCACGTCAGGCACCTTCATCTGGCGGAGTGACGATCGATGGCTATCAGCCTTCACCTTATAGAATGGGCAATACACTCCTAGCACGCGTTCGTGGATTGCTTGCGCCTTATCTCGATCCGAGATCGATGGTGGGCTAATGGCCGCCATATCAACACTACGCGCAGGTATCGCAGCAGCTCTAGTCGATAATACTAAATACTCAGTATTCGCGTTCCCACCTGCAACACCTATTGCTAACAGCGTGATCATCGCACCTAGCGATCCTTACATCTCGCCGTCTAACGGATGGCACGCCACTATCTCGCCTATGGCGAACTTTACTATTTCCGTCATGGTTCCATTGTTGGATAACGAAGGCAACCTAAACGGAATTGAAGATAACATCGTTCGAGTATTTAACTTGCTCGCTGCATCTTCATACACCTACAACGTCACAGAGGTATCGGCTCCGGCCGTTCTGAGTGCCGTCTCTGGTGATCTACTAACCTGTAATATCAATATCTCAGTCCTAACGAGTTGGAGCTAAAATGTCCGAGTGGGAAAAAGAGCAAGAAGCCTTCCTGATCAAGATCGGGCAGGTAGCACCATCAACACCTAAGCCAGTAACTACTAAGAAAGACGAGGAATAATCTCATGGCTGTATTTCTAAACAACAAGGTCGGCGTGAAGATTAACACAGTCGATCTTTCAGACCACGTTACCGCAGTAACACTTAACCGCACTTTCGACGAGCTCGAAGTGACAGCGATGGGCGATGGCGGACACAAGTTCGTTAAAGGCCTTGAGGCATCATCAGTCACAATCGACTTCCTCAATGACACAGCAACAGCCAACGTCCTACAGACTTTGCAAGCTGCGTGGGGAACTAACGTCACAGTAGTTCTTCTACAGGAAAAGGGAACCGCAGTATCTGCAACCAACCCTCTCTACACAATGACATGCCTCATCAACGGCACTACAGACATCAACGGCGCAGTCGCTGATCTC